GCCTGAAGAGATGGGGGCTGAGGTTAAAGTTGGTGATGGCGAGTCTATGGAAGTGGTGAACATAGCGGACATCTCAGATCAAGGCATTGGGGTGCGGGCCCCGGCAGGGTACAAGAAGCTTAAGGAAACCGACCCCGAAGCCGCCAAAGCTTTACTCGGTGAAAACTTCTACACCAAGAAAACGGCCAAGGGTGAGTTTATACATGCCAAAGACGCCAACGCAGGGGTAGAAGGGCTTCCTCCGCTTGAGGATGCGATTATAGATCAGCAAGAACAGCTTACCCTAGTTACGCTCGCAAAAGACAAAAACGTCGCTCCTGAAGCACTCAGGGCCCATTTAAAAGAGAATTACGGGATCAATGGCTGGTCAAAGATCAAGAAAAAGGACTATTCAGACGTTTACCAGTGGGTCATACTTAACGAAGCGGATGCGGTGAACGGTTAATATGAGCAACCAACAAAACGACATTTACTACGAAAACCTGGAAGAATTCTTACAGGAATTGCCGGACAAAGTAGCCGACGCCTTGTCTGCCTGGCGCATCGCCACTCTTCAAAGGGAGAAAGTGGAAGCCATGCTTCACCTACGCCTGAAGGCAGAAGGTGAGAAAATGAGTGTAGGAGATTTAAAGGCAGCAATTAATAACAACCAGGAACGATACGACATGATGCTCAAAGAGATATTGGCGGAGTCGGAATACAACCGTCTCTATGAAAAGCTTTTGAGTGCCAAGAAACGGGCTTCACTGAGAACAGCGTTTTAGTATGGCTAAGCTTCCACCCCTACCACGGCTCAAGAAAAAGCTATGGAAGATTTTCTCGGAGTATATCCGCCGTCGTGACGCTGATGAAAACGGGATGGTGAAATGCTTTACGTGTCCAAAAATAATGCACTGGAAAGAGTCTCAGGCCGGTCATTACATACCTCAGTCCATAGCGTTATCGTTAGTTTTCCATGAGAAAAATGTGCACGCACAATGCGCAGGAGATAATCTTTACAAGCGTGGGAACCCAACGGTCTATGCAATAGAGCTTCAAAAGCGTTATGGGCCGGGAATCTTAGAAGAACTTCAAAGCATGAGACAGGAAAACTTCAGGTATACCCGTGTCGATTATGATGAGATGATTTCAGTTTACAAAGAGAAGTTAAACAAGATTGGGTGGCCTGATAAATCGAAGCCTGTTTATAAAGACTATGTTTGTACTGAAAAAGATGATTACCCGGAAGATTTGGAATAAAAAATGAGCCACGAAAAAATGAAATTCTGCTACAAGGGCCACCCCTTTAGCGACAAAGAAGCGTACATATCAAAGGACGGGGTCCGTAGATGTCGAGAGTGCAAAAAAGCATGGGAGAGGGAGTATTGGTTGGTAAAACAAAGCATGTCCTTAGTCAAGAAGAAGTCTGCGATTTTGAAGTAAGCCGAATGTTTGATGATATGCGAGGAGCCTTTGAATACGAAGCGGACCAATGGGTCGAAGACCAAGAAACTCTTTTTACCTGGCCCGAAATAAGGATGTTATTCGAATGAGAGCGGTAATAGAAACAATCAAATCCGACGGTGTTTTTATGTTTAAAAGGCCGACAGAGATTCTTTACGAATTAGGCCCCAAAGTAAACAACTGTTTCGAGTTCTGGGAAGTAGACAAGAAAGGCGAGATAAAGAACGTTTGCCTAACCTCTACCGTTCATCGTGTAACAAAGCAGGGCTCGATTTGGCGCATCAAAACCAAAACTTCGGAGTATGAGCTAAGGAAGGTGAAATAAATGCCCTGGGGATGGTATGCGGCAGTCGCTTTCATGGGTTTAATTCTTTGGATAAGTTTCGCTGATTTCGACTAAACAAAAGATCGTAAAGTGTCATTGTGGGTATTACGTGCCCGAGCTCAGGCAATGACACTGACAGCCGGGAAAGACCGGCACACTTTCCACCGATGAAAAGGAGACACGGTAATTCCTTGGAGGGAAAAACTAGCTTCACAATCTAATCGGTGGATCATTTAAAAGGGGGAGATAAAATGAAATGTCCTAACTGTGGTCATGTAACTGAGAGAGCAAAGAAAACAACGCTTCCAGAATCAGACTTCGATCAATTCTGGTTGTCGTATCCACGAAAAACAGGCAAGCACCTAGCCCGAAAGATATGGAAAGGCATAAGCGGTGATAAAGCCTTGGTTGACTCTATCATTCAAGCCGTCCAACGACAAAGACGCAGCACAGACTGGACAAAAGACAACGGGGCATATATCCCCCACGCTTCAACCTGGTTGAACCAAAGACGCTGGGAAGATGAAGTTCCACTAGACGGTAAGATCGTGCATCCTACGCCAATCCTAGACCCTTTAAGACAAGCCAAAGAGCAATCAGCCAGGGACAGACTAGAGGCAATCAGAGAAAAAGAATTCCAAAAGCGTGAACTAGCCCGTTTAGCCCAAGAAAGAGACGACGCCCGAAGCCGTAGGATGATGGAAAGCACCGGAGAAAAATACGAGGATATCGATATCCCGATAACTCCCTCGAAGGTGAATATCGCTATGTCGATAAAAGACCGGGAATACCGGGAATTTAAAAAATCACCGGCAATCCCGGTAGAAATAAGGAATTGCAGGGATGAGAACGGAATCAAATGGGTCGAAGAGATGGAACGCCGTGGCTCAGACGAAGAATAAAATAAACTCTTGACACCTAATTAAATGAATGTTAGAAAAAGAGAGTCTTAAAAAACCTGGGGAGGAAATAAAATGCTTATGACTCAATACAAAGAAGATCACGAAGACGTAAACCCATACGAAGAAATGGTTTCGCAGCATGAAAGAGTATCTGGTCACGATCCAAAATCAGACATGACCTACTGTGAAACCTGCGTCATCATTTTTAACTTCATGGTTGAAGACGGCCAAATCTGCCGGTTCCATCCTGACAGCTACTTTGAACCGAAAACACTTATTAAAAAACAGTACTGCGAGCAATGTGAAATCGAGGAGATAATCTAATGGAAGTCCAGCGGGAGTACGGTTTCATGTACGTTAAAAGCAGAGATTACGCTGCGTTAAAGTTTCTTGAACTTGAGTTCATTCTAAAAAGACGAGAAACATTTTTTGTGGAGAAACAAATCTCAAACGGTAAGCATGTTCTTATCGTAAAGGATGCAATCTAATGGAATCGCGTGAAACCCTAATCAACATGATCCGAGAGTCAACCAAAGTAACAGCCTATGCCGTGGAATGGTTCTCGGACAAGTTCTCACCGACAGAAACAGAATTAAGACGTGCTCTTATGAGTTCAGAGCAAACAACAAAGCTAATAAAAGAATTGGTGGCAATGGATGCGCTGGCCCAACAGACCCAAACCCGATAGTCTACCTGGACCAATGCAGTGAGCATTTGGTTTTACTTAGGATTATTTACAGCAGAGATTTACCTGCTACTTAAATTGTGGAGAGTTATTTAAATGGCTAATTGCCCCGGGTGCGAACGCCCAATAAAGAACAATAAATGTATTCCGTGTAGGGCGCAGTTTCTTAGTCCCCACCAGATGCTTGTGAGTGAAACGAAATCGGAAGCAGAACGGAAATCAATAAACAAGATCGAACGAAAGCGTCACGTTGGAAAAATTGAGACTGAATCCCTAAGGAAATTGTTCCCATCTTCCAATGGTTCTGCCCTTGACCGATATTTCGCGAGGAAAAAGAAATGACAACCGCAGTTCCACAACCACCGCCAAGAGGGTATGTAGTATTCGGACTGCTTGTTTTGACCACTATTTTAGTTGCTTGGTTCTTCACCGGATGCGTGTCTATCAAGACCCACGAGATAGCCAAGATCGAGTCTTACGAACAGGGACATATTGACATGGCCGACAGTTGCATCCGTTCCATCGAAGCTGGCGCAACAAAAGAAGAAATTCTGATTGACCTTAAAAATATCGTCAAGGGAAGAACATGAATAGTTTCCTGCGTTCATTAATGGTTTCGCTGACAATTTGCCTTCTGGCTATTTTGGTTAGGTTTTTAGATGAAAACGTGGCGTATTGGTCAATTGTAATAACAGGAAATGTTCTTTATCTTTTTGGATTTATTGAAGGACGGAAATGGTGATGAAGACAACAAAACAAATGCCTCGCGTCATAAAAGACGTAATAAAAGAACGCCAACGCCAGGATGAGAAATGGGGAGAACAAAACCATAACCCGTTTAAATACTTCGCAATCCTAATTGAAGAAGTTGGGGAAGTCGGTCGTGCTCTTTGCGACGGTGTAGATTTCAAGCGAAAGAAAGTCGAATTTGAAGACCATAAGCACTACCAGAATTACCGTGAAGAATTGATCCAAGTCGCAGCCGTAGCCGTGGCTATGGTTGAGTGTTTGGATCGTGGGAAGTGGTGTAAATGACCAGCGACGACCTCAAGATATTGGAAGAATTACTTTATGGAATTCGCAACAACATGGACGACCCGCAAGGACAAATCGATGAGCTAATCCAATATCGATCCGAAGAACGCGCCCGAACCCTCAACTCGGAAGCGGTGCAGGGGATTGTGAAATACTCAAAAGCGTTAATTGATCGTATTCCCTATACGGTAACATTACACATTGAAAGTGGGATTAAGCAATTAGAGGATGCAATCGAAAAATTCCAGCAGTTCAAGGACGGCAAATGAAAAAACGAAAGTGTGATTGCTGGAAGTTTGAACGCCAAGTGTGCGACATTTGCCAAAAAACAAAACGTAAAAAGGATAAGAAATGAGCGCATCTAAAGACGGCGGGAAGGTTCACAAATACCGTGACGGACACGAAAACGGGATTTGCGGAAAAGCTCCTATTGGTTGGCAAACAACAGATCGTGAATTTGTTACGTGCAAAAATTGCAAAAGGAAAAAGAAATGAGCGCATCCTACGGTTCGGAAGACCTTTTGCAATTGGTAATGGACGGAATGGGCTGGGATAAAGAGACAGCACAAGAATGGTTCAACGTGCCAAATCCGTTGCTCGGTGGAGCCACTCCGAACGGTTATGAAATTATGCGTGGAAAAGACAAACTTCTTAAATTTATACGCAATCAACTATCGGAGAATAAACCAAATGAGTGATAGGGATTCGTCCGCAAGTGGCGGTTCGGGAAAGAAAGATTTTGAGGACTGTAAGTGTGATCTTACCGTTAACTCAATCTGCTACGAGCATAAAGATTCGTCCGCAAGCGAGACGGTGAAGCCGTTTCTGAAGCGCTGTGGTGGCCGGTATCCAAATGTCTGTGCTGATTGTAAAGAAGATTATGAATGGCACCAGCCTCAGAAGCCGGTTGCAAGCAAAACTGGGAAAGAGTTGGCCCCGTGTCCTTTCTGTGGTATGTCAGATGTCCAGGATTCAGTAAAAAGTCCACTTCTGGTATTTTGCCGAGTATGTAACCATCATTGGTGGAAAGATTCGTGGGGAAAAGCCTGGTCACATAAACGTATAGCGCATCTGGAAAATGAATTGGAAAACCAGTGCTTTATGCACTCAGAAACAATCGAACAGCAAGAGAAGCAAATCGCCTCCCTGACTGAACGTGTGAAGGAGCTGGAAACTGAGCGCGAAGCAGCGAGAAATGAAATTCAGTACTTGAACGGGATCTGTGATGGCGAGATGAACCAAAAGGAAAAATTGAAATTTCAACTCGACGCGGCGAACAAGCGGAATGAGGAGTTGAAGGGAGAACTGGAATCTTCCAAGGCCGGGAGGTCTTTGCTTCGACGAGAATTAAATGACGTTTGCCTTAAGGCTGCCGATGATAAGAGACAACTTGGGTACCAAGTGTCCGCCCTCACCCGCCAGCTGGACAAGCAGGGGGAGGCGTTAAAGAAAATCTCACAGGTTCATGCTTGGAATCACGCAACGTCAAAAATAGTCGACTCAGAGGCTTATGAGGGCGCATGGCTTGAATGTGTTGAGATCGCAAAAGAAGCTCTTCAATCCACATCGGAGATGCGGGAGGGGAAAATATGAGATACGAGGTTCCGAAAAGTTTTGATGATATAGAGCCGCATTGCGACGACCCCGATTGTGGCGGGTATGGTCCAATTGAAGATTTTGCTCGGCAGCTTCTAAAAGAGCGAGACGAACTGGTAACAAAATGTAACCAGTTGGAAAAACAATATTTGTTCGAGTCCGAGTCAAACATAGCCAATATGAAAAAGATATCTGAACTCTTGGAGCAATTGGACACCGCCCTAGAGGAATTAAAGCGAGAAAAGATCCAGCACGAAAACGCCGGTATAAACTTCACAGAGTTAAACAATGAACTACTGGCTGAATTGAAACAGGCAGAAGAGAAGGCGGGGGCTTTGACAGAAATTATAATCCAAGAATGGACAGAGCAATTAAGAGATGGCGAGTATTTAGTTAATCCAGACGATTGTTTGTCCATAAAGGTACAAAGAATCATCGAACAACGAAATCAGCCTAATAAGTCGAAGAACGGGGGAGAACTTTGAAATATTTTGTCATCCTAAAATGGAAATGGAAAAGGCTCTTGGTGCGGGTTCACAGACGACCAATGGCCACATTCGGCCCAGTAACTCTAGAAGAAATTGGAATCACAAAAGAAGAATTTGAATCCCAGCGCTCCACTAAAGCGACCGCAGGGAAGAAGGAAAAACTATGAAACGAAAAGAGATTATGCAGGCTGCGTTAGAAGCTGGAATTGTTATCACAACAAGCTACGGGCAATCTATTAATCAATATGCAGTATATTCCGACGTCCTGACACTTGAGAAGTTTGCGCGATGCCTTCTTAATATTAAAAAGAAACCTGAATGTAATTGTGATGGGTGCTATCAATCGAGAAAGCCATGACCTCTAAACCTACACAGCCTACGGCGCGGGATAAGAAATGAAAGACCATCTTTATTCATCTTTCCTATTCGTTCTCTTCCTGTTCTGCTCAGCCTGTTTAATCGTTGTGTTCCCGTTCTATCTAGCCCTTGAAAAATGGGGCGCGTATAAGGTAAGGAAAAATGAAAATAAAGCTATCTGAAATTAAGGTTGAAAAAGGTATCCAAATACCCAACTACACAGTCGCCGGGAAAATCCACGAAATGAAACACGGAGACAGCGTATTTTTTAAGGAATTCAGAAAAGGCCATAGCTTCGCCACCCGAATACGACAATTAGGCTACAAATCCAACCACAAGAAGGTAAAAGGCGGGTTCCGGGTATGGAAGCTAGAGAAAGCCGTAAACTCGCAACCTAGCGAACGCTAGGGCCATTTAACGTTATTCTAAACGGATTTGGATTGGCTGCCAATCCTTGCCATCCAAGTCTGCCCCATAAAATGTATCGGATGAAGTATCGACTTCGCTTAAAGCTTGAACCAACAGCCTCGCTTCAACCAATCGAACGGCGGTATAAGCGTTTAAAAAAACAAGAACGGTGATTAGTGTGTATTTCATGACTTTTTCACCTTTTTAAACTTAACCTTTCCAATTTCTTGGATACGACCGTCATTTATTTTCTGGTGGATTATGTGTAGCTCAGCCAAACGGCCCTGAAGAGCACCCATATCAATTGGCATAAAAGCAAGCGGGCCGGCTGATTCTATTTGTTTAATCCGTCCCTCTATCCACTCCGAAAGCGTTTCAACGTGGCAGATTTGATCTTTGACTTTGACAGTTGCCATAATATCCCCCTTTATTTAAAGAAAACTCTGTAGATTAATTGTCCAACTTCCCAACCGGTTAGAATCCAAATTATTTGTAAAAAATTATCACTCATATATCCCCCTTTATTTCTCTAGTTTTTCGATGAATTCTTGTAATTGTTGGTTGTGTTCGAAGTCGTGCGGGTTCATGGTCTAAACTCGCTCACATACGCCCCGACAAAGGCAACAATCAAAGCCACAACACTTGAAACCATGAAATAAGCTGTGGTGAAGTAGGCACCGTCGATTGGTTGTAAGTTCATGATATCGCCCCCCTTGCAATACGGGTATCGTTTACGTCATAGTCATAGACAATCTGCCCGCAAAACTCATGCGTTGAAACGTAGCGGAGTTTGACAACCTCACCGGCGGCGTTTGTCGTGGTGTGGATATCAACAACCGTGTGCACCGCTTTGTTTTTATCGCCAACGGGTATGTATTTCTGGCCAATCTTGAAACGGGGGCTCATATCTTGCCCCCATTTTGTTCGATAAGCTCTTTTCGTAGGTTCTCAGCATCGGTGATAGCGTCACGCTTATTTAGTATTTTGATATTGGTTTTAAGTTCGTAAAGGAAAGTGTCACCTTCCCAAACATGAACATATCCCATAAGTGATGGCGTAGATTTTCTGTCAGCTTCGCGGCATCCAATCAATATTTGGCTCATGATTTCACCATTTCATTGAGAAGCGCATTTGCCTCGCATGAAAAGCAACGGCATTTGTCGCCCCATATTTGATCCAAGCAAGCCGAACGGGCAACACTTTGAATAAAAGCAAGGATTTTTTCATCGGTTGAAGTTTTCATGATTTCACCACAACACTCGAAACCATCACGGCTAAGCACTCAACAACTTCATCCCGGCGAGTTAGGCAAACGCTTAAAATGACCTCATTCGTGCTTTGTTTGTATCCTTCAACCAGTTCAAGTTTCATGATTTCACCACCGCTAAACCCAACAACGTAGCCACAACCGCACCGCCCCAAAAGGATAAGAAAGCTTGTAGAAGTTCCATGATTAGGCCACCTGCACAAGCTTCTTGGCATATTCCATCGCGTCCGGCGTGCTAGGAAATATTTTGACGATACCAAGTGTTTCGTTTGCATCGGTATCAATCAAAGTGACGATGTTGCGACCTTCTGGCGTGATTGTGACTGCCGACATCATTCCGAGTTCTTTGTTTGTGTATTCAATTTTTCCCATTGTGTTACCTCCCCAGGTATTTTTTAACTACACAAGCAAGATACACAGTATTATTTTAAATGTCAAGAACTATTTTAAAATAGTTTGACACCATTAATAACACACGTTAAACTAACCTTGTAAACCCGTTCTGCAATCGGCGTAGATCAACGCAGGATAATCACCAACGCACGAAACACCGGTGCACCGTGATAATGGATATCAAACTTAAAAGCGAGTAAGACTGGCCCCACAGCTACAGTGCACCCAGCCTCGCATCATAAAGGGCACCGCCAATGCCAGTGCAAAAAGCGCAAATAGAGTATCCATGGGATTTCTATGTAACAACGTGTTGACTATACAGATAACACAATCTAAACTCTTCTCATGGGTTCAAGCACTCCACAATACGCACCAAATCACGTCCTAAACCCGGAAACAGGGTTTATCGAAAACCCAGCATTCGCTAATGACTTCGATTCGGAACGTAAACTCGCATTTCTTGAACTCTACAAGCAAAACGGTATCCGATTACGTAGAGCATGTAGATCAATGGGATTATCAGAGTCCACAGTTAGTAGACATTTACACACAGATCCCAAATTTAAAGAAATGTTCGAAGCTGTAGAAAAAGATTATATAGAGGATCTTGAAGCCACTAGCAGAGATAATGCACTAAACCCCAAATCTGTCATTGAACGGATATTTCAATTGAAGTGTCTCATCCCGGAGAAATACGGGCAAGAAAATAAACCTTCAAACCAAACTGTTAACATAACCATTGATTCTGAGCTGCTTCGACAGGTAGCATCTAGAAATAACGTGATCGAAGCACAGATAATTAGCACTCAGAATGAACAGATGAAAACCCTTGATAATCAACGAAACGAGAGTGCTAAGAATAACGAGAATGTTTGATAATAACAAGCACTCGATCCAATCTCACCATAATCATTCATTATCAACACATTCACCACATACCAGATACGACATACCAGCTATTATCGGAAGTAACGCAGATCAAGTTCAGGATAATTAGCACTCTCGCATGGTAAATAAATTAAAGGATGCTTTTGGTATGGCAGAAAATAATCCCCATAGGGGTGGGGATGATATTCTATATCCCTCCACTCCAACTGCCTATCAGAAAGAGCCGACTGCAAATCAGAAAAGAGGGGTTTATGGATCAAGAGGCTAAATACTGGCGAGACAAGTGGTTGGAATCAGAGCGAGTGATAGCTGCACTGAGAGATCTGTTTACAGAAGGAAAACCAAAGAAGTTTGAGAAGGTAGTGAAAAAGAAGAAAAAGTCGTAATGACGAAGCAGAACGAAGCTCATCTAGAGGAAGTCCGGGAAGCGACGAAGAAAAGTCTGTTTTTTCTTTGTACGCAGTTTCTAGGGTATAAGGATTGGGACGTTGTTCATGACGAGATGGAGATATTTCTTTGTAAACCTGCGAAGAAGAAGGCGCTTTTGATTCCCCGGAACCATTTGAAGAGTACGATTGCGACGATCGGGTTTGCGATCCAGCAGATTATAAGGAACCCGGATATACGGATTCTGATCGGGAACGGTGTATGGGACGTTTCTAGGACGTTTCTGAGCGAGATTAAGGCCCAGTTGGAAGGTTCTCAGTTAAAGTACCTGTTTGGTGACTTTCAGAGCGCGAGATGGAACGCTGACGAGATCATTGTCAAGCAGAGGAAGAAAGCTTTGAAGGAACCCACCATTATGACAACGGGTGTTGAGGCTGAAACAACGGGTGGTCACTACGATTTAATTATTCTTGATGACTTGGTCGGTCTTCAGAACTCCCAGACCCCGGAACAGAGGAACAAAGCGAAGAGATTTCGGAGATCAATGATCAATCTTCTCGAACCCAGAGGCGGATTACTCATTGAGATCGGTACCAGATGGCATTTGGACGACACGTTTTCAGAAATATTCGAAAAAGAGATGCGCTACTACGACGTGATGATCAAAGAAGTCGTTGAGAACGGGAAACTGATCTTTCCGAAGAAATTCGCCAAGAAGTTTGACCCCATTCGAAAAGATTGGATTGAGACAAATGATCCGACCTGCATGGATTATATTGATCATTTGAAATCTTCTATGCCTTTGGACGAGTTCTCCGCTCAGTACCGGAACAAACCCTTTTCTTCAGAGAATCAGTTGTTTAAGCCGGAGATGTTCAAGTACTTCAGTCAGCGACCTCAGGGACTTTATCTTGGCATGGCCGTTGACTTGGCAATCTCCGAATCCAGAACCGCAGACGAGACTTCGATTATTGTCTGTGGGATGGACAAAGACTGGAAACTTTACGTTTTGGACTATATAAAAGGAAGATGGCGTCCTTCTGATGTCGTGAATAATATTTTGGAAATGCAGTCAAAATGGAAACCGCACACCGTCGGGATGGAGACGAACGGTTTTCAAAAGACTTTAAAACTTTCAGTCGAAGAAGAGATGCGACGACGGAAGCAATACTTTTCAATTGAAGAAATAAGGACCGGTCCCGAGAAATCAAAAGTCGAACGGATTAAAACGCTTGAACCATTCTATCGGAACGGTACCGTTTTCCACGCCAGTTGGATGAAAGGCAAAGACATGGAAGATCAACTTCAAACTTTCCCAAAAGGGAAACACGATGATGTGATAGACTCTTTAAGTATGTGTTTACCACTTTTAAATCCGGGTGTGAGTACATCGATAAGTCAGGAAGACGACTGGGACCGATGTATTCGTCGTGCCCGAGAGAACAATAATTTGAATCGAGGCTTTTTTAACTATGACAAGTAAAATCGCATTTATTCTTCTTCTCACTGTTGGATGTGTCTCCAAATCGACTTATCTCAAAGAGAAACAGAACCACGAGAATGAGAAAAAAATGCTCCAATCCGAATGTGACCAAGCGTCATATCAATACGGCTTGCAAATCAACCTTTTGGAGCAGGAAATTAAATTAAAGAATGAACGTTTGAACAAATTTAATCAGATTAATCCCGACGGAAGCCTACGTGATAACAAGTGGAAAGGGTACATCGACCCTCCGATCACAGGCAAAGAGAAATGGATGAAATAATGGCGAAACTTTACGACAAAGAAGTCAAATACCAGAAAGAAGAATCGAAACAAGTAAGCCTTTGGCAAGACCGGATCTCAGTTGCCAAGAAAGAACAAGAACGATGGGCTGAACAGTCCGGGGCGAAAAGATTTATACAAGAATACAAAGGAAACTACGGGATCGTTTTCCAGACCCGAAACTCCAAGGTTCCGATCCCACCAATTAACGACGTTTTTGCCTACGTTCAATCTGACATTGCATCGACTTACAACCGTGATCCTTATATTACAGTAAACGCCAAAGCCGGTTCTGTTCGTGGTGCTGCGTTCTGGGAAGTCATCCTCAACTATTACTGGCGTGTCCTAAAGAACAAGGAAGAGCTTGAGTACGAGATCATTGACAAAGACCTTGTTGGGTTCGGCTGGCACAAAGTCGGTTACACCGCTTCTTCCGTCGGAGTTGGAGACAGTCTCAAGATCGAAGACGAAAGCATCTATTCAAGCTACGTTTCCTGGAAAGACGTCCTTTGGAACGTTGGTTCCAAGCGTCCTCCGGTGGATTGTCAGTGGATGGCTCAGCGAATTGTCCTTCCTTTGTCTGAAGTCAAGAAACGTTACAAGAACGCAAAAAGCCTGGAAGGGACTCAGAGCCCCGACGTTACAGACGATACCTATAAAAAGTCTACCCAGAAAGACGATATTAAAGTCGCCATCCTCTGGGAGATATGGGACGCCCAGAAAAAAGAGATTTGTTTGATCGCCGAAGGACTGAAAGACAGATTTCTCGAACCAAAAAAACCGTGGCCGCCCTATCTCAAGGAATTCCCTTTCCTTATGTATTGGGACTTCGTTGTTCCTGAAAGCCCATATCCGATGTCATCTATCGCCCCTTGGGAACCTCAAATCCTTGAAAAGATGATTTTGATGGGAAGTGCCATTAATCACGCCAAACGCTGGAACCGTCAAGCCTTTGTGAAAAACGGTACGATTGATGACAACTCTCTCGATAAATACGAACGTGGCGACGACGGTGCGATCATTACCTACAACGGAGACTCCGCTGATATTAAGTTCGCTGACTTCGGTCAGCTTCCGACAGACTTTTACTTACTCATGGACCGGATCGATGCTCAAGCCCGAAGCATTAACGGTCAACCAGAATTCAACCGTGGTGGAGCGACCAAAACCCAGACTCGTACGGTAGGTGAATTGAACCTCATCGCTGCCGGAGCCAAAGGCCGTGAAGATCGCAAGATCGACCGTCTGGAAACCCACTGCGAGAACATCGCTCGTCATTTAATGTTTAATCTCCAGGGAAACTTTGACTTGGAAAGCTCGGTCAAAATCACCGGAGACACGCCCGAGGAAGTTATTCAAGCATTGGGTCAGAACTACGACCCTGTAACGGGGATGGTTACTTTTTCACCCGAAGATATCAAAGGCGAGTACGATGTTGATATCAAGGCCGGAAGCACGCTCCCGATGGACAAACAGAACCGGATGCGAGTCCTTGAAACAATCCTCCAGACCGTGGCCCAAGCAACTCAGCAAGGACCGATGGACCCGTTCATGAACGCATTAATTCAACAGCTTTTGCTTGACTATGACATCAAAGGTCTTCAGGAAGCCTACGAAATCTCGGTCGCTCAGTTCCAGAAACAGCAAGAAGAACAAGCTGGACAGCAAAGCATTGAGGATCAAAAGGTTGGAGCCGAAGCCGCCAAGAGAATGGCTCAAGCGAAACAGATCACGGTAGATACTGCAATTCAAGAACAAGAAGCGGCTCTCGGTCCCGTTGGACGAGCTCAGGTTGAAAAATACGTCAAGACCCAACCGAAAAAACCCGGAGAGAAGAAGTGACGTTTTACTGTAACGGATGTGAATCTGACAAAGGGTTTTATGAATTCTCGCTCCTTCTTATCGAGAAATGGGGAGAGGGGATAAAACGTTTTTGTCGTAACTGCCGAGCCCCGAAAGCCTATCTTCCAGATGTCTACTTTGACGGAAAACCAGAAGAGAACCTGGCTGATGGTCCCGACGGAAAACCCCGAGTTTTTTTTTCGAAGGGGGAGAAAGCGGCGTACCTAAAATCCAGGGGAATTATGGAAGCGGGCGACCGAGTTCATGGAGCTCCGGTTCAGGTTCACAAGAACCAGGAGCGTAAAGTAGATACGAGACACGAAGTCCAGATGGCTTTGAAGAAAGTCCGAGAGATGGGAAGAGACAACCGACGACAAGAATATCTGAAGATTTGCAGAGAGAATGGTCGTTATGCCCGATAATTCTTACAAGACGTTTACGGTTTCACACACAATTCCCCATGTAAGTGAAATAATTTCACGAATTTTGATTGATGAGAGAAGTTTCGGAACAACCAAAGCTGTAGCTGAGGTAGCACACCGAATAACTGAAAGTTTAGGATTCAAGGAGGTCGTTATGAAAGGTAAAGGCAAGGAAGGCGGTAAATGCTAATGGATTTCAAGAAAGGTGGATACCTCAAGGGGAAGAAAGCTCCTATGCCTTTCCCAAAACCGAAACCACAGGAAGGAATGAAACTGCGTGGTACTCCGAACAAAAAAGACCGATCCAATGTTGCTAAAACATTGATGGCGAAAACCGGCTACTAATGGAACTGTCCGTCCTCGAAGGTATCGAGAAGTTCATCATAAACCTATCAAAAGATAGGTTCTATGGTGTTGTGGAGTTGCAATTTCAGGATGGAGAACTTATACTGGTCCGTAAGCAGGAAACATTTAAGCCTAACTTTTTGGTTGTAACAGTAGAACGTCGTTCATAATCAGCAGTTTTTAAGCGTCATCTAAACAATAGAAGCGCTGTTTGAGGAGAAATCCTTGGGCAGCGCTTTTTTATTGCCCAGATTTCAAGAGAAACAATCTCGAATATAAGGAGCCTCAAATGATTGAACAGAACTCGACCCCTGAAACAGAAACTTCGGCCAACCCGGGAACGGAACCCGAACTCTCGACAGGAACAGTTCCAACTGATAGCCAAGCTGCGGAGACCGCACCTATCAGTGAGGAAAGCTTCACAAAGCTTGATCCCAAAACTTTACCTCCGCAACTCAAAGCGTCTTACGACGAGATGCTTCGGGACTACAAGAACAAAACAACGTCGGTTAGTGAAAGAGTAAAGGCAGAAACAGCAAAAGCCGTAGCAGAGTACCAAGAGAAGGCAGCCCTGTACGAACAGATTGCACAGCAGGAAGAATTCGTTAAGCAGTGGAACGAATACGTCCAGAAGCAGCAATCTCAAGGACAGGACCCAGTAGAAGGCGATCCGAAACTGGTCCAACTGGAACAGAAGTTTAACGAGATCAACCAAAAACTTCAACTTTCAGAAATGAACCAGGTGATGGATTCTTTCGCAGACGCAGTGAACGAGAAAGGAGTGAAGCTTCATCCTGACTTTGACGAGCTTAACAGCTTGACCATCGCTCAGGGCCCGAACGGGGAAGACTTCAGCCTTTTAAATTTATGCGTAAAGTTGGCTCCGGGATCTAACCCGCAAGAACGGTTATCGAACGGATACAAACAAGCGAAATTGGCGTACAACTCGATCTTTGAAGCCGGAAAGAAAGCCGGTATGGGTCGGGTCCAGGCGAAAGTTCTTAACGGAACAAACCCGCCGAGCAACGCTACTGGAGACATTATCTCGGTGACTGATAAGAAGCCACGAAACGCTCGTGAAGCGATGGAAATGGCTAAGAAAGGCTTGATGGTTTCTCGCTAAAGTTAAAAAAATAATCGGAGGATTAAATTATGACAGCCCCAGTACTATTGACTTACGGCCCAGGCAACGTTGATGAAACATTGACCTTGGCTATGACGAACATGATCCCTGGTATTAAAGACAACGTGTTCAACGACAACACCGCTCTCGGATGGTTGTATTCGACTGCGAAAGAACGCAAACGTGGTGGAGCTTCTCTCTCACATGCGCTTCGCTATGCGAAATCGACATCGGGTGGTTCTTATTCTCGTTATGAGCAAATGGACGTTACCCCTCAGGACAACCTGACCCGTGACCAATGGCCTTGGAAACAGTACTACTTCACTGTCTCCATTGACGGTTTCACGGAACGTATCGCCGGTAAAGGCGAATATGCGTTGGAAGACGCGCTGCAGGAAAAACGTGATGAAGCGGAGATGAGCATTAAAGACTTGCTCGAAATCGACGTGTTCAAAGCCAACCCTGGAGCGGGCGATCTTCGTTCTTTGCCGAACATCGTTCTTAACTCTGGTACGGAAGGCCAAGTCAACGGCACGACCAACTCGTGGTTCCAATCTGCTGTTGTGACTGGCGGATCGTGGGCTTCGGGCGTGGGTCGCGCTCAATTGACCAACCTCTGCAACACCATTGCGAAACGTCAGCCTACGGGCCCGGCGGAAGTCCTCATCTCCGACCAAACCTCGGTTGAAGCGTATGAAGGTACGTTGGTTGCTCAGTATCGTTACACGACCAACAAAGCTGACATCGGTCTCACGAAACTCTTGTTCAAGGAAATTCCTTGGATGTGGAGCGTTCAAGCGACCTCGGGCGTGATCTATGCTCTGCACAGCGATGCGTTGAAGTTCTATGTCAACTCTGACACTGACTTCATGTTCACTGGCTTCATGAAACCTGCGAATCAAGATGCGAAAGTTGGGCAAATTCTGTTTGCTGCGGCTCTCACGACTTGCGCTCGCCGGAAATTGGGTCGTTCGAACAGCAACGCAGCTTAAGGGTTAGCCCTTAAAAGGAGACTCTTATGGCAGCTATTGTACCGACAACTGTTAATCGAGTTAATCTTGGATCAGCGAACCTCGTAGTTGCGACGTTTACTACTTGTGCAGATGGAGACACCTGGGCAAGTGGTATCACAGCAATCATGGGCAAGTGGATCGATGACAACTCGAATCCGGCAACTCAAGCAAGTGTTGGCGTGGCTTCTACCTTCTCGGCAGGAACGTTTACGTTCTTCCCGGCAGAAGATGGAACGCCCATCACGTTGTTTGCGGTTATCGAATAAAAATTGGAATAGGCCAGGGGCCGGTGCTTCCAAGGAAGCCAAGCTACAGCCACAAGGAGAATTAAGATGGACATTCAAGCAATTAATCGTAACGACCCGGAATCGATTCGGGTAGCATTTAAAAACGTTGACGGCGGAGGTTCTATCACCACCGGATACGGAATTCGTTTGGTCCAATCTGCGGCCTCGTTTGACGGCATCTCTGCTGTTCAATCGACTGCGGCGGCGATCAAAGACTTCTACGGAATCGTTGCAAAAGACGTGCCGATCAATGGTTTCGGTAAAGCTACGGTCTATGGTTATGCCGCTTCTATCGTTCTTTCGAACGTTGGAACGAGCATCACCATTACCGCTGGCGATACGTTGAAACCCGGCGCTGTTGCTGGTACGTGGTTCTCGTCCTTGACGGACGCGGCCATGACCACGGTTCTCAACAAGTATATCGTTGCTGGCGCAACCACTGGTATCTCGGCGCAAGCCTGGACCGTTGGATTCGTTCGTAGCGGAATGTAATGACTTACTCCTTGGAAGAGCGCCTTCAAGCGTATATTAAGGTCGCAGGGATATTTGTCCCGACCCGATATATATGGCGTCCTTTCAGGGATCTTTTAGAAGTGGACCGATGTGCCGTGGACGGAGCGATTGTGACAAACTCACACTCGTCTCTGTCCCGGCACTTGGGCCACAGAATGTCTCAACCTGTAAAAATTAGTCTTTGGGAGTTGTTTTTAATTTGGTTCAATATTATTGAATGAAAAAATCAGTCAAAGTCTTAATCGCCATACCCAACATGGGATACACCCAAGTGGAAGCCTACGGAAACCGACTCGAAAACTTTTTAAACATAGGCTGTTTCCAAACCCAACGTGAAGACTTCTTCAAATTTGCAGATATCCTCGAAAGACAAGCCCCCCAACAAAAAGAATCAATCCTAAACGAGTTCCTTAAAGACTCCATGTTCATCAAAAAGATGGACGACGAGATCTTCGAATTTTGGTTTATCAACATCGGTCGTATCTTTACCCCAGCTGCAAGAGAAGAGGCAGCAAAACGAGCCCTTGAAAACAACATGGACTACATTTTCTTTGTGGACGACGACATGATTTGTCCCAACGATATGTTCTTAAGGCTCTATCGTCACCACAAGGTAGCAGACGTGGTTTGTCCCTTGGCCTTCACCCGTAACGCTCCCTACAACCCCGTCTTGTATCAATCTGTCGAAGGCTACGACGCAGTTAATAAAAGCGACTATTTCATCAATACTCCAATCCAGAACTATCCCAAGAACATGTTGGTCGAGGTAGATGCTTGTGGATTTGGTGCCGCCTTGGTCAAAGTCGATATCCTAAAGAAGATTAACCCTCCCTACTTCATGTGCTCAGAGGGAACAGGCGAAGACATCCTATTTTGCTACAAAGTCAAGAAAGCCGGTGGACGGGTATTCATGGACACAACCTTCAACATCGGCCATCTAAGCCATCCCCAAGTGATAACAGAGGAGTTTGTGGATAACTTTCGTAAGTCTGTGGATAAAGAATCAGATAAGAGATACGGCAAGTTCACGAAGTACAATGCTTTGACGGTCCTGGGGGATTAATGAAACCTTTAAGCATTTTGATCCCAACGTGGAACAACGAACAATTCCTCGTTCCATGCGTTTACTCTATTCTTAAAACCGGCATCCTAGAATCAATGGCCGATCTCGTAATTATCAACAACGGCAAGCAAGACATTGAACGTCACTTTGGCAACGTCCCTGGAATCAAGATCTTAAACCCAGGCAAGAACCTCGGCTGGGAAGGTGGCCTTGAGCTCGGGATGAAAGAAACGAACAGCCCTTTCGTGGTGTTTCAGAACGACGACACCCACATTCCGCCAATCTCGCACCGCATCTATCAGCGGATGCTCAGCTTCTTCCAAGACGACAACATCGCAGCCGTCGGACCAACCACGACAGTCGCAGCCGGACTCCACTCTATATTCAATCCTAACTGCCCTAACGTGCCCACAGAGGCATCTTTCCTCATCTTCTTCACCGTTATGGTCAGACGCGCTCATTACGACGCTGTAGGCGGTATAGACACGAAACTTCCTGGTGGAGATGATCTTGACCTTTCAATGCGTTTCCGCAAGGCTGGTTACAAGATTGTTGTCGATCCCGGATCCTTTATCATTCATCACGGCTTCAAGACCGGAGAACGGGTCAAAGGTGGACCGGATACCAAGGGTGGATGGAACTCCCAGGACATGCAAGATCGAACAAACGCATACCTTATTCGTAAGCACGGCTTTAAAGACTGGTGGAAGATGCGAAGTGGATTAACATACACAGACAATCCTGAATTGTCGAAAGACCTTGAGGGTGATCTAGTTCGCAGCTTTATATCAGAAAAAGAATCGGTTTTAGAGTTGGGTTGTGGTGCTACGAAGACCGTACCACAAGCTGTAGGGGTGGACCGGGTTCCAAAAGGACAGCCGATCCCTCATCTTCATGGAGCTTTGTCGGTAGCAGATATCGTTGGGGATGTATCGGGGCATCTCCCAATTGGACACTTTGAATTATTTGATACGGTTATTGCACGACATATTTTGGAACATGTTTTAGATTCCATCGCAACAATTAATCTTTGGAAAAGTTACATCAAGATTGGCGGAAAAATGATAATTGCCGTTCCCGATGAACGTGTCACAAGCTCCATTCCATTAAATATCGAACATTGCCACGCCTTCACGCCAGGATCACTGGAAAACTTAATGGAAGTCTGCGGACTTAAACAGGTCCGAGTGGAATCTTCAAATAACGGTGTCAGTTTTGTTGGATGTTACGAGAGGGTAAATTAATGCTCATGCGGATGTTCTCCTATCATTTTTACAAAACGCCCATTAGATTCATTTCTTTCCATAATTCTCATCCTAGAATGGATAGCCATATGTTCCGACCTAGAAACGACAACCAAGTTATCAATTCGATTGTCCAGTTTGTTTCCGTTAATGTGATGAACATGTTCATGTGTTTCAAGGTATCTTCCAAGTTTCTTTTCCATCAGCCAACGATGCTCAAGAACTCTTCCACGTTTTGCATTGGGGTGAGATTCATCAAGAATTTCAAAGTACCCAGCCCTAAGGATCTTTTCTTTCTTTGGTTTAGTCTTTTTGTATTTCTTTCCCTTCGTGTATTGATGCCCAATTTTTCCGCAAGATCTCGAGCAGAAAACATTCTTAACACTAAAAGCCAAGAAATTTTTACCGCATTTAGGGCAAATTCCATTGCCAACTTTTTGCCAAGTATTTTCAGCAATATTTTTAACTTTATTAATCCTGGTGATGGGGATTCTCCAAAAACCATCTGGGAAAAGTTTCCCGCCTTTTTCGATTGCAACACTAATTTTCATTTAAGTTCTCCATTTTACTTAGGATACAACATATGAGAATAGCAATTTACTATGACGTTCTACCAGAAACAGGATATCGTAACGATGGGAACCCTTTGTATGTTTGGGCGGCATTAAAGAGACGACAGGATCAAGGCATACTAGAAGTTGATCATCTTGCTCCAAAGGATGATGTTAAGTTGTTCGGGACTTTTGATGGAAACTTGCTAATAGACTGGGGAGAGGATGCTCTTGCTTCTGTTATCCCATATAAGATGATTGAAATACCGCACCCCAACATCTACTGGGCCTCGGACACACACATCAACAACGGAAAGCCAGGAGACAGCTATCCTTACCGTTTAGAAACAGCCAAGAAGTTTGATCACGTATTCTGTGCTCAAAAAAGGGCAGTGGAAGAGTTTAAACAAGACGGGGTTAAAGCTGAGTGGCTTCCTCATGCCTTTGAACCACACGCCTATCACGACATTGAATCAGGATCACCTGTTCCTTTTAATTACGCTAGCAAGGACTACGATATTGCCTTTGTTGGACACGTCAATTCTCAGAACAGAATCGACTTCCTCCACGATATGTTCAAAGAATTTCCGAACTTCTTCTTTGGTCAACGAAAGTTTCAAGACGCTGCAAGAATCTATTGCAAGTCCAAGATATCCATCAATATGTCTATGGAAGATGACGTTATAATGAGGGTATTTGAGGTAATGGGAGCCGGCGGATTTCTTCTCACAAACTGGGTTCCGACCATCGAAGAACTATTCGAAGACGGTAAGCATCTGGTCCTTTACCGCTCGATGGAAGAAGCGATTGATAAAGCCAAGTACTATTTAAAACATGACTCCGAACGAGAGAAAATTGCCAAGGCTGGATTTGAAGAAGTGATGGCGAAACACACCATAGACCATCGACTAGACAGAATGTTAAGTAAATTCAAGGAGACAAAATGAGACAAGTATTTCGATTGATGGGTATGCCGGACAAGGTTATCGCTTTTGACGAGCTCCCAGAGCGTTTTCTTAAAGGTTTCGAACTGTGCAAAGCAGACGGATTCCCTCGCCATTGGAAAGAATGGCTTGGTAAATCAAAGAACGTAACCAAAGTTCCTCCCGAGATGGACGTTTTCACAAAGCAGGTTCGTCAATTTGACCCCATTGTTGACGAGGACTACTTCTTTTATC